TGGGTTTTGATTCATGCGATACAAACCACCAAATTGCTCTTGTGTAGGTTGATTTGCTTGTTGAAATTGATAAGATTGTTGTGCGGTTGGTTTGCCACTAGAAGGATTTAACAAATTAGCTAATGATTTTGCACGATTAGCATTTGAAAGAATATCTTTAGCAGTTACTTCACTTAACCCAGCTTGGGATGCAAATTCTGCTGCGGTTAATTGAGCGCCATTACCAGCTAATCCACTTCCTGTAGCTTCCCAAGCTAATCCTGTTGCTGGGTTTACAAGTGCGCCAGCAGCATCTACAGCAGGAACGCCAAGTTCTAATGAAGCGGCAGCAGGAGTAATGCCAGCTTCTGCTGCATAAGCAATAATTTCAGGAGCAAAATACACTGCTCCAGCGGCAGCACCAACGGTAATCCAGCCGCCAGGAATTTCACGGTTTACAAATTTATCAACATCAGCTAAACCTCCGCTAACACCTTGAGCTGCTTGCTCATAGACGCTGCCTGGTTTAAAAGGATTAAGTTTTCCAAGTCCCATAATTAACCTTACATAAATGTTGTTAATGGGCCAACAAAATCAGGCGATGCTTCATTTATGTTTCTTACATTTAAATTATCTAAAAAATTGTAAGCACCTTTACCTAAACTTAATAAATTATTTATTCCACCGCTTCCTAAAATAGCGCTTGAACCTAAATTAAATAAACCATTTTGTAAGTTAGCTGTTTTTGCGTTTGCAGCATTTTGAGCGGCAATAGCAGCGGCTTGACCTGTGGTATATCCACCTAAATAATCAGGCCCAGATACAGCGGCTTGGTTATAAGGGCTAACATAACCAGGTTGAGTAGCCTGGTTAAATGCGCCCAATTGCTGAATTGGCAAATTAGATTGTTGTAATTGTTGACTGAAACCTTGTTGGTTGGCTCGTAAACCAACATCCATACCTTGTACTTGAGCAGAAGTTAATAAATCATTTTGTTGTTGTGCCATTTGTGTTTTAGCACGGTTGTAGGCTTCTGAACCAGGCATGATGCCTTGGTTAGCAAGTTTGGTATCTAATGATTGAGTCTGTTGTTGTAACTGTGGCTGCAATCTACGCATAATAGCGTCTGAATACATCTCACCAGGGTTAATACCTGTTTGTGCCAATGTATTGGTATTGATACCTTGACCAGCAGTATTAGCTAATTTATTTTGTAATCCACTCATTGCGGTTTGCAATGTTGGGTTTAATGACTGATTGGCAGACCAAATAGGATTGCCATTAGCATCTGTACCTGTTTGTTGATACTGTAAGTTTGAATAAGGTGTATTTTGATTTACACGGTTAGCAGCAGTAGCAGCAGTAGCACCTTGATAGTTTCCTACAGCAGTTTGTTGCGCTGCTTGAATATAAGGGTTTGTACTAGCTTGATTTCCTGCTGCATTAGCACCACTTAATCCAAATGGGTTATTTCCTGTAGTTGTGCCAATTGTTTTTAATGCTTGAGCTTGCTGATACTCAGGAGAAGTTTGCATAGCACTTAAAACTTGTTGCGGAGTTTGACCAGAAGCCAAAGATTTTGACCAAAAGTCATAACCAGCTTGGTCAGGCGCTCTGCCAAACATTTGCTGATAAGCACCAGTTAAAAACTTGTTATCAAACTGCCCAGTTCCAGTATTCATTGTTGGTTGAGTGGCTGTTTGAGCGTCAGTTGTGCCTGAATTTTGTGCTTGATAAGATGGATTTTGTTGCATACCCTGAGCTTGCTCACGATAAAGCGTAGGTTGATTGCCGCCTTGTTGACCGCCACCCATTAATCCTTGCATTGTTGGATTAGTGTTAGTACCATAAGGGTTTGGTTGATTAAGTGGAATGTCATCGCCCATTCCTTGAAAACCCCTTCCTTGAAAATTACTTGCAATCATTGAATTACTTGGCTGAGAAGTCATGTTTTGCATTTGGACTTGTTGTTGTCTTTGAGTTTGAGCTTGCGGACTCATATCAATACCAAAACCATAATCATTACCAAAACCTTGTTGTGGATTATTATTCCAATCTTGAATTTGTTGTTGGCTAGGTGGAGTCCATCCTGCGCCTCCGCTACCTAATGGCTGTTGGCCTAATCCTAGTAATCCTTGACCCATTGGGTTATACGCTGGTGTAGACATTCCTTGCTCCTAAATAGCTATTGTTAAACCAAGGAATCGGCACAATCCGATTATACCCTTGTAAATCATTAAATTACAGACCCTTTTTCCATGACATAGTCGGTGGAAAGCCAATGTACATCAATTCCTGCTGAAACCATATTTAAGTTAAGACCACCTGCGTAGCCTAAACCTGTAACTCCTTGCCAATTTCTTGAAATAACCAAGTTACCAGCCCATACATCGTTATCCCATGTGGCGGCATCCCATACGGCTGTAGTCGTTGGAGTTGTTTCAAAAGATACTTTTCCAAGGTTGTTTTGAGTTTGGAAATCAGTATTAATACCGCAATAAATGCCAGGAGCGCCTACATCCACTAAGAATGTAGGGCGAACCAATGTAAAGCGCTTTTGTTGACCTGGGGTATCAAAATAGCTATAGGCTTGCTGGCAAGTAGCTGAGATTTGAGCGCCATTATCTGCGTTAGTATCAAAAAACTTACCTACAAAGCCATTGCCGCCAAAATACAAATCATCACCACTTAATTCAAAGCATTTAGCGTTAATACCTGTGAAATTAGCCCAAGCCTTAGAAATAGTGTGCATAACATATTGCTCTGCACCATTTGGGTTAGGAATGTTAATAATAAGCATATTAGGTTTGGCAAAGTAAATGGCTTGCCAACCAAACTCAGTAGAATAAGTATCTGCTGCTAAAGAAATTGCAAAGAAAATCTTATCGGTAAGGTTAACCCTAGGGTCTAAACGGCTAGACTGCAATGCAGAAGCCAATGGTACTAGACCATCTTGGGTAAGCAATAGAATGTCACCAGCAAACTTATAAAAGCATCTACGGCTAAATACATAACCTAATTGCCAAACGCCTTTAAGTTCCCATGTGGCTGGTGTATCAGGGTCTGTACCGTTATAGACAATAATCTCGCCCATGTTGGTAATAAATACTGCGTAATCATCAGCGCCTTGACCAGCATCAAGAGTCCATGTAGCCATTGCTTGCAAGAAACCACCATTACGAGCAATACCGCCAAAATCAAGAACAGAAGCTGTGCCAGCAATTTGATTAACAGGCAAATACCATACTTTTAAACTGTCTTTTTCAGTAAAGAATAAGCGGTTTTTAAATAGGTTTACTTGTATAAATTTGTTGCTGTTAACACCTGTAATTGCATACAAAACAGTATAAGTGCCTACTGTTGTGGCATTAGCGCCAGGGTTACTAGCCATTGTGTAAGTAAAGGTATTAGCACCTGTTACTGTAATGGTGTATGTACCGTTATATGCGGCAGGACTTGCGCCAGCAATAGTTACTTTGTTTCCAGTTAATAAACCATGAGCAATAGCGGTAGTTAATGTAGCGGTTGTAGTTACATAGGTAATCGAACTAATAGTCTGCGCTGTACTTGTTGGGGCAATACTAAACCAGCTAGTACCGTCATAAACCATAGTAGCGTCTGTGCCGTTACAAGCAACTAAAAAGTGACCACCACCTGTACTGATATTAATATGCTGAAGTTTGTCGTTAGTAATAGGGTAAACAACAGTAGCAGTAGCCGTATCAGCGTTATAAATGCTTGTTCCTGCGGCAGCAAATAGCTTTTGGCTACTTGGGCCAGCATAGTTCATTAAGCTGTTTACAAAGCCAGTAATGCCAATAGAACGCTTGGAATACCCTTTTCTTAGCACTACATCAGTAGGTGTAGGATATAAATTAGTTAATGTAACCGCATCTGTAGGAGGCATTGACGATACAGAATCCCTAGCGTTCCAACCGCCAATAGGGGAAGTAATGGAAGTAGTAAGGGCGGTTTGTGGTTTAGCGACCGCCATAATTAAGACCCATAACCAGTATCAGGAATATTAGCGTAACCAATAAGCACTTTGCTTGGGTATGGAGCAAAACTAAGATTAGGCGAACCTTTATCGTTAGCTTTGGCAACAGATAAATAACGGTTGTAATCAGCCGTCAATGCAGTAGTGTCAAAAGACTTAATTTGAAAGTATTTAAGTTTGGTAGCCAATACCATAATACGGTCATCTAAGACTGTAGTATCGGTATCTGCTGTAAAACTATTCTTTATTTCACCTGTGGCGCTTCTTGCCCAACCCTTAGAACGGTATTCCCATCCTAGGTATTCTTGGGTATTCATTGGAGGCCATATTTGGAATTGGTTATCCAATATACGCCATCTAATTCTTGGGCCAGTTGAGATATAACCAGACTTTAGCCATTGCCATTGTTGAGCATCTTCAGGCCCTAACATCTCCCAATGCTTAGTCTTATCCCAATGGGTACGGTCAGTAATGGTTTCAAAGTCGGCTGGTAAGTCATAAGCAGTCTGAGCCAATACAATTGAGCCTGTGCCTGTACCATTAGCCATCTGACTCATTACAATTTGTTTAGTAGTGTTATTGGCAGATACAACATAAGTATCTTGGTTAATGTTATAACCAGTAATTTGCCATTGGCTTGTAACGCCACTAATATCTGTACCGCTAGAAACAGTCAATGTAGTAGAACCATTGACCGTTGTAGCGTTTGTTGTGATAGCTTGAGTGTAAAAACGATACTGAACTTGTAGAGCTTGCCAATCGTACTCTTTTAGCAAATCGTACCCAGAACCATTCATCAGCGCTAAAATCTGCTGAACATCTTGGTTTGGGTTTCCTGCTACGGAAACTGGTACGGCTAAGTTAAGTTCGCTGGCAGTTTGCTGCACAAGCTGGAGCATCGTAGATGACATATTAGGCTTCCTTTACTACTCTCGGTTTGCGTGGTTTTTTCTCACCAACTGCGGAAAGTAGCGCTGCCATCTGCTCTTGCATTTGGTTCAGCTTCGCCTCAGTTTCAGCCTTGATTTTAGCATTTTCTTCACGCAGTTGTGTAAGCTCCTCATCACGCTTAGAAACTTCAGCAGATTCTGACGCTAAATTTAAGAATGTTTTAGCTCTTTCACGGAAATTATGAGGACTCATACCTGCAATCATGCCAATTTTCTGTAATTGTTGGTCAGAAG